TGATACTTGGCCTAAGATAGGACAAGGTCAAGATTTTAATGGCACTTCAGATTATTTTACTGTCTCAGATCATGCAGATTTTAATCAATACCAAGATACTACGATACAGATCTGGGCTTATTCTCACGATCAAGGTGGAGAATGGAGAGGAGTTTTTACAAAAGATAGAGAACAATTTTCTGCTCCTACTGTAGGAATATGGAGATCTGATGATGCAAGTGGTCTTGTAAGTTGTAGAGTAGGTCAATTTTATGATGATGATGGACAAGCATTTACACAATCTACATGGAAGTCAATATACTTATCTTGGGCTGAGAATGGTGGATCAATAAGAAGTACCGTAGATGGTTCTGCAGATTGGACAGGAAGTACAACTGCTTCAGGAGAACCTTCTGATGGATCTTATGCTGTAAATGTTGGTAGAGCAGGAGGGCAGTCTGCGTTTTTTGATGGTGTTCTTGTCGAAGCAAGATGGAGACATGGGATTTTATCTGATGTATGGAGGAGTACTGAATATAATAATCATAATGTTATTGACGATTTTTGGACAGAAGGAACTCCTGTTTCTTCTCTTATTGTTTATCCTAACAGTATAGTTTCCGGCGAGAGTTTTGGAAGTCCTACAATAAATCTAAATATATCTATTCTTGGTATAGGATCTCAAGAAGCTTTTGGAACTCCTAGTATTATGCATATTATTGATCTTACTGGGAATGGCATTGTATCGCTAGAAAACTTTGGATTTATATCTATAGGATTAGGTATTATTCCAAATAGTATTGTAAGTTCTGAGGCTTTTGGAACTCCTAGTATTATGCATATTATTGATCTTACTGGGAATGGCATTGTATCATTAGAAGCATTTGGTGTTCCTAATATTCTCTATGATATTTTTATTGATCTTACTGGGAATGGTATTGTATCATTAGAAGCATTTGGTTCTATAAATATAGGGATGGAAATCTATAATGCTGGAAATATAGTTTCTCAAGAAGCATGGGGAAATCCGTTTGTCAATAGGGGTCCTGTTTATGTTTCTCCGAATAGTATTGTATCTTCAGAAGCCTTTGGCAGTCCTACTATTTCGGCAGGCAATATTTATGTCCAATTATTCTCCATCCCCAGTGGTGAGAGCTTTGGAAATGTAAGTATAAATTTGGAAGTTAGACCTGAGAGTATAGACTCAGCGGAAGCATTTGGTGCTCCTACTATCCTACCAGGAAATGTAGATATAGCTTCTACTGGCATTGTTTCTGCTGAGTCTTTCGGTATTCCAACAATAGAATCCGGTGTCGTTGTTATTGAGACTATAGGTATTGTATCTGGAGAGGTCTTTGGGAGCCCTGTAGTTGTCCCGGGTGTTGTTGTTGTTGATACTAGCAGTATACTTACTGGCGAGCAGTGGGGGAGCCCTACAGTGCTCGTGGGTTCGGCATATATTCATGCCACTAGCATAATATCGCAAGAGGCTTTTGGTGCTGTCGCAATTAGTACTGGGAATATAAATGTTGCTCCTAATGGAATTGTATCAGATGAATCTTTTGGTTCTCCTTATTTTACAGTTGCGGGAGTACAGATTTCTCCATACTCAATTGCTTCTTCTGAGATTTTCGGTTCTCTATCTGCTGTTGTTAGTGGTGTTGGAATAAGTCCATTTAGTATATCATCTGGAGAGTATTTTGGTGATCCAGAATTATCAGTTGGAAATGTTAATATCTCACTTGTTGGTATTGTATCTTCTGAGAGTTTCGGTTCTGTCAATGTCGTTCAATCTATACAAGTTGATTCTATTATTTCTTCAGAGGCTTTTGGTGCGGTCACTATTTCTACGGGTAATGTCGATATATCCCCAATAGGGATTGTATCTCAAGAAGCTTTTGGTTTGCATACTGTCCGGAATGTTTTGATTCTTGATTTTACTGGTTCTGGTATTCCTAGTTCTGAGGTATTTGGAACTCCTATAGTGTTGGCAGTTGTTCTTAATACTTTTATGACACTAATGGAAACTGATCTTGAGGAGGGTTTTTTCAACGATGAAGAATTTGCTGGTGAGTATGTATACATCCACCAGAATGGCTATAGTTTCCCTCTTACTGGTATTTTTGATGAAGATACTGTTCTAGTTGATCCTGATACGATGGCTTCTGTTACGTCAAGAAATCCTTTGTTCACTTGTCAAACTAGCGATTTCAAATTCTCCCCAACAAAAGGGGATAAGATGATTATAAAGGGAACAAATTATCAAGTCGTACATGCAGAGCCAGACGGAACCGGAGTTTCAGAAATAGAACTCCATCATGAAAGGACAGTCTAGTGGCTATTGTCGAAAAAAATAAGATACAACCAAGTCCTAGAATAGTCATAAGAAACAGGGCAAAGGAACTTCTTAAAGAGAATGTAGATGTAGCTGAAAGGGTTTTCTGTTCTCGTCCCAAACCTTTGTTTCTTTCTGAATTGCCAGCATGCTTAATTTATTTTACCAATGAAGAAGCGGATGATGGTGATTCTCGTCCTCGCGAATATGAAAAGAAATTGATGCTCGTCACAGAAGTGGTACATAGGATGGAGTCTGAGCGTGATAATGCTCTTGATGATTTTCTTGACTCGCGGGCATGGGAAATAGAACAGGCTTTTTTTGCTGACAGATTCATGGGATTAAAGGGATTAGTTAACGATGTTATTTTAAAGAGCACAGAAGCTCTTAATATACAAATTGAAGGCGATGCAGATATCGCATCAGAGCGTCTTGTGTGGGAGATTCAATATTATCAAGATGCTTTTAACAATGGCGAGCTAGATGAGTTCTTGAGATTTATAACAGAATATAAACCTACAAACAATGCAGATGCAGAAGATATTGTTACTATCCGGGAGGCATGATGGAAAGAGTAATTATCAGACCAGTAAAAGATCGTCTTGCAAGATTAGAGGATGGACGTGTGGTTCCTGATCGTGGAATTGAAGTTACGCGGAATTCTTATGTTGACAGGCAGGTTCTTGCTGGAGATATTGAGATGATAGAAATCGAAGAAAAGAATGCTGTCAAAGAAAAAGTAAAGAAGTTTATCGTAAAATCTAACAAGAATGAGGAGGCAGACAATGACGATTCCTAATACTCTAAGAGTTCCATTTGTATATGTGGAATTTGATTCTAGTCGCGCATATCAAGGACCAAGTCTTTTGAGATATAAGGTTCTTTTGGTAGGACAGAGGTTATCAACAGGTACGAAGCCAGAACTGAGTATTGACAAGATAACGAGTTACGATCAAGCAATTAAGCTCTACGGAGCAGGATCGCAGCTTTCTCGTCAATTCAAAGCATTCTTTGCAAATGATAAGATATCAGATGTCTATGGATGCAGTCTTGATGATGCTGGTTCTGGTGTTGCTGCGACTGGAACGTATGTAATTGGTAGCACAGCGACTGCGACAGGTTCTTTTATCGCATACGTGATGGGTGTCCGTTTTGCAGTGGCTGTCGCTTCTGGAGATACTGCATCTGTTATTGGTGATGCTCTCGAGACTGCTATTAACGCAGATACTACTCTGCCAGTGACAGCAAATAATGTCGCAGGAACAGTTACTCTGACAGCAAGGAACAAGGGAGAAGCTGGAAATGATATTGACATAAGGATAAACTATAATTCTGGTGAAGAACTCCCTGAAGGAATCACCTGTACAGTAAATGGGATGGGGACTGTAATTATTGGCGCAAACAATCCAGATCTGTCGGGTGTTATCGCAATCCTTGGTGACGAGTGGTATAATATTATTTCTGCTCCATACTATGATGCTACAAATCTTAGTGCGATTGAAGTAGAACTCGCTGATAGATTTGGTCCTTTACGTATGATTGACGGGTTATATGTTTCCAGTCGTCGTGGAACAGTTGGCACTCTGTCAAGTTGGGGGAGTGGTAGAAACTCGAAACATGTTATCGTGATGCACTCTCAGAAAATTCCAGGATACTCTCCTGAATTTGCTTCTGCTCTTGCTGGACAATTGGCACAAGAAGCATCGGCTGATCCTGCTCGCCCATTCCAAACTCTTGAACTCGTAGGGATACTTCCCCCAGCGATCACAGAAAGATTTACTCTTGCAGAGAACAATTCTCTATTGTATGATGGTGTTTCTACTTTCTATGTGGATAACGGTGGAAAGGTTCGTATACAGAGAACAATAACTATGTATCAGACCAATGCTTTGGGAGCTGAAGATATTGCATATCTTGATGCGAATACGCTGTTTACTCTCATGTATTTGCGTTATGATTTCCGTACACAAATTCTCACGAAGTATTCTCGTGCGAAATTGGCAGATGACGATAATCAGATTGGTGCTGGCCAGATTGTGATGACACCGAAACTTGGAAAGGCAGAGGCGATAAATATTTTCAGAGGTTGGGAGCGTCTTGGTCTTGCTGAAGATGTCGATCAATTCAAAAATGATCTTGTCTGTGTTCGTTCTGAAACTGATCCTAATCGTTTGGAATGGATCCTTCCGCCTGATCTTGTCAATCAGTTCCGTGTTGGAGCAGCGACGCTCCAGTTCTTATTACAGGGTTAATCTGTAAATCGTTTATAAATTTAATTAGGAGGTAGAAATGGGAAATAATCGTGTGTCTGGTATCATCGAATTAAAAACGAACGGTGAGATCCAGAATGCAAAAGGCGGATTCACATATAATCTTGGACGACACAAGAAGGAAATGATTGTAGGTCAAGATCGTGTCCATGGTTATAAATCACTTCCGCAAGTTCCTTTTATAGAGGGAGAAATAACTGATCGCGGATCTTTGAATCTTGAAACTTTCATGGATGCGGATGATGTTACTGTGACACTTTCTCTTGCGAATGGGAAGGTTATTGTTTTGAAGGAAGCTGTCTATGCTGCAGATGGTGATGGGCAGACTGAAGAAGCAAATATCCAAGCAAGATGGGAAGGAATTTCTTGTGAAGAAGTAAGATCTTAATTGTATTGCATTTCTTACATATATATTCAAGGAGTTTTAAAATGGCTAACGAAGTATCGGCTAAGAATTTTAAACAGATTGAAAATGAAGTAGAACTTCCATTTACGTTGACTCTTAGAGAACCTATAACATGGGGGACTGAGACGCGTGAAACAGTCGTAATAACGAAGCGTCTTAAAGCTAAAGATTTCAAGGGGATGCGAGGGTCTGATATGTCATTCACAGATCAGATATCTTTAATATCTCAAGCCACTGTAGAACCTGTCGCCTTTATTGAAGAGTTAGATGCTGGTGATTTTATGGTCTTATCCAATGTTATAAATTCTTTTTTGCCAATTGGCCTAACGACTGGAGACAATCGTTAGGTCTTTTCGCATATTTATTCAAATTCCAACCAAGCGAGATGTGGGAATTTGGAGCTGAAGATTTTATATTTTGGAAAGAAAGAGCAGATGAGATTATTAAAAGTCTTAGCAAAAAACGATAGAAGGGGATTATGTCAATACAGCCTATAAGAATAGTAATTCAGGGAGTAGATAGATTCTCAAGCACAATAGCCAATTCTCAAAAGAGGATTGACAAATTTGGGAAATCTATGTCACGAGCTGGACGTTCTATGACGATGGCTCTGACTGTTCCACTTGTCACACTAGGTGTCGCAGCTCTTAAAACGACCGCAGATTTCGAACAGTCTATGTTGAGAGTTGGCAACTTGACAGGAGCAACTGGACAGCAATTCGCGGCTCTCGAATCTCAAGCAAGGGATTTGGGAGCTACGACTTTGCATACTGCTTCTGCGGCTGCGGAGGGTATGGGTTTTCTCGGGATGGCAGGTTTTAAGACAAATGAGATACTGTCTGCGATGCCAGCTACTCTTGATCTTGCGACTGCCGCGCAGATCGATCTTGGTAGAAGTGCAGATATAGTATCTAATGTGT